TCTCGTCCGACGCGTCATTCAGGAAGGTCGCGAGGAACGCCCCGTTGATCGTGGTCACGGTCGGGTCTTCGTTGGTGAGCTGCACCAGGTCGCGATTGGGATAACGCGCCTGCATGTCGCTGACTTGGGCGTATGCTCCAGCGCTCATTTTTTCGTCCCTTCCGGGATTCCTCGCGCGCCAGACAGAGCAGACCGCGCGGGAATGACAGAGAGGTCCGTCTCCAGCGTGATGAGGTCGAAGCCGTCGGGATCGCAATTGACCGAATTGCGCGCCCAGGCGAAGAACAGCGGCGCCACCGCTTCGTCGATATAGTGCAGCAGCCAACCCCAGGTCGCGAACTGCTCCTGGCCCCAGGTCACCAGCTTCACGGTCTGCTCGTCGTAAGCGAAGACCGGCACACAATGGCCGCCGAGGATGCGGGTGTCCTGGATGTCCGACCAGACCTGCTTGCCGAAGGTATCCATCGCCGATTGCGGCAGGTTGACGCCGACGTCGAGCGCCCCGAAGAGCGCAATCGCCTGCATCATCGCGAGCTTGTCGGTCTTATCGACCTCCGCAAAGGCGTCGCACTTCTGTCCGCACATCCCAGTGGTAACCATGTACTGCAGGCCGTGTACGACTGTGTCGCCATTGTCAGTAGACGGGTCGAAGCCGGTCCCGGCAGAATAAGCGTTAAGCACGTCCTGGGCGCTCGGCACGACCAGGCCGTCGCCGGCCGCTGTCGCGAGCATCAGGATATGCGCGCTCGCGACGTAGACGCAGTCGCCATATCGATCATTCGCGTCCATGCCCCAGTCTTCGGTCAGCGCCATCGTCCAGTCGATCTGCGTCGGAGGCGGCGGCAGCGCTGGCCCGAGATACTTCTTGAGCTTGAACTTGGCCGGCTTGGGCGGCAATTTGCCGAGCTTGAATCGCGCCATCGCTTTACGGAGCCGGTGCGGGCTGGACTGCCACGTTCAGACTCGCCGCCGCGGCCTGGAGCTGGCTCACGACGGCCTCGACGTCGGCCGACGCGACGCCTCCGGTCTGCAGCTGCTGAATCAAAGTGATGGCGTTCTGCACGGCGGCTGCGATTGCCGCCTCCGCCGCCTGCAAGTCACTCAAAGCGCTCATCAGCGTTATCTCCTTCTGCACTATCTGCCGGAGCTGGTCGCTGATCGCATTCAGCTCAGCCAGCACCGGCTCCAGCAGCCACGTGCGAAAATCACTACTTAGGTCAGCCACTCCGACACTATGAGCGTCGCATCGTTCAGATAGATGTTCGCCATCGGCACCGAAGCGATACCGCTTGAAGTGCCGGCGCCAGCGCCAAAGGTCGCATGGAGCAGCTGGCGCGCCGCTTCTTCCAGGCTTGGCGGAACCACCAGAAATCGCGTGGACGGAGGCCCGTTCCAGGCTCCGAACGGAACGCCGGCGTCGCTCTTGATGGAACGCAAGGCCTTCACGGCTTGGCCATACCAATAAGGGTTGGTGATATCGCGGTTGCTCGCATAAGTCAGCTGCCACAGACCGACGCCGGCATTACAGCGAACGTCCACTCCGTAGCGGAACAGCCGCTGTGAAAAAACCGCTTCGTCGGTCGCAGTGTTCATCCGGGTGACCGCGTATTCCCTGCGCTTCTGGAAGATGAAGGGCTTGATCGGCCGCGCGCCGTCGACCAGGAACCAGTAGTCGCCGCCGCCGCCACTGTCGAGGTTCGACTGCGTGTTGGTGCCGCCGGGACCTACGGTGACGCTGGTTTCACCTGCCGGCCCGATTGGATGCGAAGCATAATAAAGGTTATTGCCGTCGTAGCAGGTCGGCACCGGGATGGTGAGCTTGCCGATAGTCACTGCGGAGCCGGTCACCGCCGCCTTCATCATGCCGAAGATGAGCTGGTCGGGATGGGTCTTTGCGTCCCAGCCCAGCTGCTCAATCACCGGGGCATAAACGCCGTACTGGTCGTCCTCGATGCGCTCGCGCTCGATGCCGACGGTGTCTTCGAAGGTCTTGTTGACGATGGTGTAGGCATGGGCTTCGAGTGCCTGCAGCACGCGGTCCCCGACCCATTCGCGGAAGCCGGTGGTGCGGCCGAGCCAGGGATAAATCGTCTGGCTGGTGGAGGAGGGCGTAATCGAACAGATCTTCTCGTAGTAGCTCGGCGCCATCTCAAAGCCTTTTTGAAAGATGGTGTCAAAGCCGGTGAAGAGAACGCTCAGGTTGTTTGCACTGATTTCCATGCCCTTGTCTGCTCCCTAGCTAATCAACGTAGTCGCCATGAGGCGGCCATAAATTGCCAGCAGCGCCCCAATCAGCGCCGCACTATCCTCGGGATTGACTCGACCCTTGATGCACATGCTGCTAATTGCTCCGAGTGCAGCGAGGATGCCGCCCCAGATTGCTTTGCTCTGCCACCACTTCTTCGAATCCATTACTCACGCCGCCGCGACCTGCGTCAGCCAGATCGAAGTATCAAGCCTGCGTTGAGTAGTGAATCTTTCATTCACCGCGCGCCGCACGCCTTGTAAATCGTAATCGTGGCCGGCCATCCAGCCCCCCGGCTTCAGCTTTGGTTCCCAAGCAGCAATATCCTGCTTAACGGATTGATAATCGTGCTCGGCATCGATGAAGATAAAATCCAGACTGCGATCCGGAACGATACGACTGGCCGCTACGGAATCGGCGTTTATGATTTGCAGATTGCCTAAAATCCCGTAGTCTTCGACCGTCCGCATGAAGGTCTCTTGCCGGTCGCTGGCGGAATCGCAGAACAATGGCGTATCGAAACGATCAATGCAGCGAACGAACAGTTTTTTGCGCGCGATGATGTCCGCCACGCTCATCAGCGAGCGCCCACGATAAACGCCGATCTCTGCAGTCGCTCCGCCAGGCGGAACCAGCTCGCCATAGATGTGGCGGTACATCTCCGCGTCCACGGATGAGAACCAGCCGGCAGGCAAGCCATCAGGCGCGTCCATCGTCACGTCGTGTTTGGTATCGAAGGCGATCTCCCGGCCAAGCGCATCCGTGATTGTTACTTCGTGGGCCGCTACCCCCCTGGGATCGACGTCGAAGGCTCCGGCCTGGTGGCTTGACCAGACTGAGATGCCTTCGTGCTGGACCGGCACCGCGCGAGTGACGAAGATTTTCGCCCCGAGCGCGCGCGCCTGGCGCGAGAAGTTGTAGTCCTCGGGCTCGCAGGCTGCGGCCCAGCGGTCAGTTGCCTCGTCGCGATAGATACGATCGTTGAAGCGGAAAGTGATTTGCTCCACCCAGGGCTTGCGCATGTCCACCAGCAGCAGCCCCGTATTGATCAGCAGATTATCTGCGGTCCAGGTCAGCGGCAGCCGCTGTGACTGGGCGATTGTGACCCGCTGCGGCGACCAGCGGTCGGTGTCCCAGGCCGTCGAGGTCAGTCCCCAGGGGTCCTTGATGGCGATGAAAGAGCCGAGCACGTCGGCCTTGCTGCGCAGCATCTCGGCCATCAGCAGATGCAGCCACTGGCCACCTTGCGGCTGCACATCGGCGTGCATCAACAGCAGGTGAGTGATACGGCCGGCATCGCGCTGGTTAAGGGCCTCGGCCCAGCACACGTTGTGGCCCAGCGTTAAGGCCGAGCAGGTTTGCTGAAAATACGCGACCGGCTGCTCCACCAGCACGCAGTGATGCGTGCTGTGCAGCGGCCCCGCCGCCAGGTTGGCGCGGCCATGATTCGGAATCGCCAGCAGTAGCTTTGGCTTCGGCAAAATTACACGTCTACGAAAGTATCGCTCAAGTCGACCCAAGCCTGTCCGCTTTCGAGAGAAACCAGGCGGCCTGCGACGGGTTTGATGCCGCCATAGGAGTAACTCACGTACACGGTCGCGCCGTTCGGCAAAGCTCCACCGGAGAGCGTGCGGACCGTAGCCATCTGGTAGTCAACAAGGAAATCGACATATTCCTTGTAATGCGTGCCGGTGCCGCCCGAGTTCTGATACATATTGAAAGTGCCCGGGGTAACCTGCGGCGTGCTCAGCGGCGCAAGCGCAGAGGCGTTCGGTAATACCAGCGACGTGGTATTGGCAATCGCGGTGCCCAGTACCACCGTGTGATCATCGGAGGCAAAGACGAGCTGACCGACTGCGGCGGCAACGACCGTGCTGTCGTAGTCGAAGCCGAAAATCGCCTGAACGACGCCCACCGAGATCGCGCCGGCATTGCCGAGCGTCGCCGTCGCTCCGGGATAGAGCGCACCATTGCCGGTCTGGTTAAGCGCGTCGATGCCGGGAGGCACGATGCCGCCAGCATAAACGTACTCGACGATGCCGATGACGTTCAGCTTATCGAGTGGTGCGGCGCCGAGAGATTGCGCCGGCACGGCGCGGCCGTTGCCGTTGAGCGCCACGATGCCGCCGACATAAAGCGAAGTCGAGGCTTCGACCGGAATCAGGCCGAAATGAAAACGCTTGCTCGGACCGCCGTGCCACTCTGGGGTGTTGCGCGAAGCAGATAGTCCAGCCATTTGGTTTTTGCCTCTCTAAAACTTGGGTGTTATTCCAGATGCACGTTGTAGCTGAGCCGCTCCTTCTTGGCCGCGGCGAATTTCTCTGCGGTGATACCGAGCTTCTCGCACACCATCAGCTCCTTCTGCGTCAGCGCATCCTTGGGCGCTTCGCCGATTTGCCCGGTGAAGGTGCCGTCGGGACCCGCCTGCAGAATCTTGGGCTGGGCGCCGATGAATCTCTCGAAGCCTTTGGGGTCGCCGGTGCAGTATTCGATGCCCCAGTCGCGCTGCGACGGCACCAGGCGCCCTTCGCGGATCGCGTTGTCGACCGCAAGCTCGGCGGTTTTGCGCGCCTGCGCCGCCCGCATCTGGTTGAGGTCCTCGGCCATCTTGACCACCATCGGATGCTTCGCCACCGCCGCATCTATGTCGCTTTTATTACGCACGTCGCAGACTCCTTTGCTCGGCTCCGCTGCGCTCCGCCTAGTGTTGCTCATGTTCTCCGTGCCTTCGCTGCCGTCACGGTCCTTCCCGGGTCCGCCGCCGGGCCGACCCGCGTGCTCGAGACCGCCGACGCGCTTGGCGAAACGCTCCCTCTCGGCCGCATGTCGGGCAGCGGTCTCGGCGCGTTCGTCATCGCTCGCGCAGCGCGCCATCTCGTCTTGCTGCCGCGCTGCCATCTGCTCGGCAGTTTCCTTGTCGAAGGGGTCGTCACCAGCAGCGGCGGCCTCCTCCTCTTCTTTCTCTTCTTCTTCCTCTTCCTCGTCCTCGTCATCATCGGCGAGCAGGGCCGCCGCCGCTTTCATCAACTTGGTGTGGCTTGCGCCGGGATGCGCCCGTTCGAGCGCTTCCATGATTTCGGAGAGCTTGGGAGTGCCGTCGCCGTCCTTCTTGGCCATTGTCGCAATTTCCCCTGTAACGCACCTCGCGGACTCGTTTGCTCGGCTCCGCTGCGCTCCGCCTAGTGCTGCTGCAATAGCTGGTAATTCGGTTAGTGCTGGATTATTGGTGAGGGCCGCGCGCAGGATACGCTCGACCTTGCCGTCCTTGCTGTGTTCGAACACCGGCGAGACGTAGCGGTACTTCTTGGCCTTGACCGCTTCGGCCGCGTCGGCAGTCCATTCGATACGGGCGAAGATGGCGCCGTGTTCGACCTTGAACTCCTTGAGCCACCCCGCCGCCGGCGACGGGCGGCCTTGGGGCGCCGCGAGGTCGGTCGAGTGATCGAAGTCGAGCACCAGCCCGACCTGCGGCATCCTGGCAACGCTCGCGGCGACGATTGAGTCTGGGTCATCGTTCTCGAACGGACCGCGCCCATCCACCGCAGAAAACTTGCCGGCGGGAATCAGCTCGATCCATTCGGGCGCTTCGTCCGCATTGATCGCCACAGCGAACGCCGCCACTTCGAGCTCTTCGGCGGACGTGCGTTCGTAGCCGCTGCTCGGCTGCTTGATCTTCAGTTTAAGCATCTCCGCCCTCGTACTCGAACCCCACCCGCTTTATACCTCGTCGAGACCTTGCCCAATATTTGATCTGGCCGCACCTTCCTGATTCAAAG